CCATTTTTTTAAAAAATTTTTTAAGGTTTTAGTATACCGCTATAAATGCGACAATAAGACTATCTTTATGTTCATTTTCCTTTTAAACTACTTTTGTAGTTTCTGGAGATATCGACAGTGTTTGTCGATAATGACTTTCCGAAACTTCTCGGCGCCGAACTCTACCGTCCGCATCCTGCGTACATTGTAGAAATGGCAGCGGAACCTGTGGTCGTTCACGACTTCAGTAAGCAGCCAGGCCAGACTGTGCAGTTAGACCGCTACAGGTTCTGGGGCAATCCGGGAAGTAAAGAATCACGTGAACGTACTGCTGAGCAGACCATTGGTACTGCCAACAGTCGGAACATTGTCAAGGACAAGGTGCTGGTGACTCTTCGTGAGTACACCGGTCCTGCAGATCCCAGTGATCCGACCCAACCCAGCACATTTAAGATTGCTCGCGAGACTCTGATCACCGCGCAGCGTCTCCTGCTGGATACAGGCAACCTGACTGCTTTCCACCAATCGATCGGCTCCCTGACGCTGCTCGACGACTATCGTCGTTGGCGCGATCGGGTGTTCATTAATGAACTCCTGAAAGCTGTTTCGAAAGGTCAGTCTTCTGATTCCCAAGGTGGTTACTACTACCCCGGCAACCTTGCCGTTGGTGGTCTTACCTACACCAACGCCGAACAGGCTAAGTTCGACGTTAAGGATGACTTGCTGCGCGTGGTGAAGAGCCTGCGCAAGCGCAACACTCCTACTTATCAGGACGGTTTCTACCGCGCCGTGGTGGATCCCACCTTCCTGATGCACCTGCGCCAGAACAGCGACTTCCGCGAAGTTGCTCGTTACCCCGGCAACGGTCAAATCAACCCCCTCATGTCCGCAATGCAGCCCAACGCTGCGCTGTACATGGGTCAGGGCTTCGGTCAAGCCACCTTTGTGGCTGGCGAACCGATTATGCCCACTGGTTTCGTGTTTGAAGGTGTGCGATTCTTCGAATCCACTAACATGCCTACTCAAACCGCTTCCGCAACGATTGGTGGTTCCTCTGGCACTTATGACACTGCCATTGGTATGTTCTTCGGTCCTCAAGCTGTTGGCGTCGGTATCGGCGGTAACAATGCTCAAGTTCTGTTGAACAATAACGACGACTTCAGCCGTTTCATCATGATGATTTGGAGCCTGTACGCAGGTTTCGAACTTCTGAACGCTGACTTCGCCACCATCGCTTACTCCTTTAACGTTTAATAAGGAGATAACTAACGATGGCTACTAACCCTCAGCAAATCGCAGTTGCCAAGATTTATCCTGGTAACTATGTCAATGTTCTTCGCTACTGGCACAGCGAAAGCAGCTTCTCGTTTCAGAACGAGAACGGCACCAACGAAACCTACAGCAATCAGCCTGTTGGCGGTCCCGTTGGCGTTGTTTACCGTCCCGGCTGGGTCGCCCAGCAAGCCGTAGGCTACGTTGACCTGTCTTATCAGGCCAGCTCTAGCACAAACCAGCTGGAGTACTACACTCAACCTTACGGTTCAGGTCAGAACTCCACTAACCAACCGTTCCGGGCTGCCGACATCATTATTCCGTCTCCTGACGCTTATAAGGATGTTCGCCCTGACATCACCGACGGTATCGTCGTTCCCTCTGGTGCCTATGTGTACCGTGTGAGCGTTCGCCTCGACGGCGGCGACGTGATCTCCAGTGGTATCGCTGGTGCTCAAGCTGCTCCTGCTCTTGGCGTTGGTCCTGCCCTGTCTTCAGGTCTGACCACGGCTCCCAGCCCCAGCGGTTTCTTTGCCAACCTCGTGGGCGCTAGCAGCCGCATCGAGAACGGATCCTGGAATTCCAGCGATGCCTGGAACACCGCCAACATGCAAGCTGTTAAAGCCGATACTAAGTATCGTCTCTACAGCACCGCTACCGTTCCCGGTTCCGGTATTGGCCTTGGTTCGGGTGTCTATGACCCCCGCGCTGGTGCTAACAAGCTCGCCGGTCGTAACAAGGCTCTAGGTATCGCCGAAGTCTGCTGGTTGCTTCCCGACCAAGCACCTCTGCGTGATGACCTGGCTCTGCAGCCTGGTGGACTTATTGAGTCCAACGCTTACACCTCGACTGTTCCTTCCTGATAAACTTCAGGTGAAAAGTTCAAGCCCCCTCTCCGGAGGGGGTTTTTTCTTTTGATCTGTGCTATAAATAAGCTCAGAGCACTGTCTACATGATGACTGCTGTTACCGTTAAAGAGTTTACTTACACCCCTAACGGTGTAAAAGTCGAAGTGTTGAGTGAACACGACGAAGGAGAGTACAAGATGGTTAAATCCCTGACCACGGGGAAAGTCTTCTTTGCGCACCGCAATCAAATTGACGAGATTGTTAAAGAAGCCGAGTTAGAGGCAAAAGACGTTAAACAACGCCGTGGCCGACAGATTGTTAAGCCCGAAATTCAAGCTTTTAATCGGACTAACATCAATAGCGCCACTCCTCAGTTGCTCACGCAAGTTCTTAAAGGAATTGGACTTAAAACAGCTACTGAAATTAAAGAATTGCAGCAATCTATGCCTGGCGAGCGGTTTACTAAGTTAGAACAGCTTAAATCTATTACCCGTGTTGATTGGGATTCTGTTCTAGAAGGTGATCATGTTTATGTTGAGTAAATAATTAGTAGTTTTTTATTTTTTAAAAGCGTATATAACCAGAGGGTTTATTTAGACTAAGTTCATAGTCAAATATTGCTATGGCTCAGTTAACCCAGCAAGAGCTAGAACAAATTCAAAGTTATTTGTCCGGTCAGGGGGTTGTTTTTCAACCTGACACGACAGATGCTACTAAAAGAGAAGTTGTTTACGCTGCGATAAATCAATTATCCAGGAACCCTGCTCAGGTTTTTGGGTACCGTTTAGATGACTTTAACTTTAGTCGTGTTGCATATCACCTTGGATACAATATCGCCACCGTCCCAGCAGGAGACTATGCCCGTTTGATGGAGGCTAGTAACGCCATCCCCAGCGAATTTTATTACGACAAAATTGTTCAACAAATTGAACGTTGCGAAGAAGCTGAACGTTTAACTGAACTTGCAACTGGACGAGCTACAAGTCGTCAGGAGACAATCTTGGGTGACGTTAGTCGTTCAATCAACATTCAAGATAAAAGGGAAACCGCTCGAATTTGGCGGGAAAATTATCTTTACGAATGCGATCGTATGGCACATATGCTTTATATTCCTAACTACAGGGACCCCGTGGCAGCCCGGTATCGGTTTGAACGGAGCGGAGGTGAATTTATTCAAGCTATTCCTGGACCTCCCGATGTTTCGCGGGCAGATAGATTGTATTTCTACGCAAACTGGCGATAAAAGCTATAGTTATATAAGGACTGAGGATTAGTTTCGTGCCAGGCTTAAATCCGATGCAACCGGACGTATTACAGTTACTTAGAGTTTTTGGAAGAGGGTTAGTTGAGAGCGGGATTTTGAAACCCGCAGAAAGAATGGCCCGCAAAGGATTTGAAGCTGGCGGTGCAGCTTTACGTGGACTTACAGGTGAAGCAGAACGTGGAGGTGCTCTTATGCGAGCTGCGGAACGTGAAGTTCCCATGATGCGTGGCGCTACTGCACCTCGCCCTCAGACTGATCAATACCTCGGGTCACCTCAACGAGCACAGCAACCTGCCGCATTCCAACCAAGGTTAGAGTTGCGCAACGATCAGGGTCGTTTTTGGGGTCCTGGTCAAGCACCGCAACCCACCCGTGGGACCGGTACTTCGTACACAGGTCGAGTTATTGAGGGTGCACTACCTGGCCCTTCGGCGCGTAATATTTTAGAAACTCCTTCTATTCCTGGCCGGGACGCTCCACAACGTTCATTATTTACTGAACCTAATCCCTTTACGGGTGAGCGCGGAATTGCTTTCGGAGTAAAGCCTCAACGTTTTGCTGGCGGAGGCATGGATCAGCCTCCTGTCCCACCTGGATACGGTCGGGGCGATCTTTATGTTAGAGGCGGTGATTTAGTGCCCTCACCCGGCGGTTCTTTAGGGCGGCAGTCTGTGTCTCCCGTCGATGTTCGCGATCTAGGAACCGCAGGACAAAATTTTAATCCGACTGATTTAGGTGCTGTATCTAATCAAATAAATAATGCAGCAGGTGGCTTAAAGCAAATGGATCTCAGTGCTTTAAGCAAGTTAGCTCCTTATTTCCTGGGCGCTGGCGGTGTTGGTTTGGGTGCCGGTTTAATCGCCCGCAATATGGGCGGCGGCGGTCAAGAGCAACCCGTGGAAACTTCCATGGGCCCTGTTACTGCAACCCCTAATACAGGTCCGCTTAACGATCCCGCAGTACAGAGTCAACAACAAGCTGCAGCTGCTGCAGCTGCTTCTATGCAAGCGGGTAGCGGAGTTAACATTGCCGCTCCCGAATATCGCGGTGTTGATGGCCGTCAAACCCCTACAGTTACACGAGGAGATAACGAAGAGTTACGTTCCATGA